GAAATTGAAGGGTCACAGAGAACATGACTTACTTAGAACTTGTTAACGATGTGTTAGTTCGCTTGCGTGAAAGCACAGTCTCTACTGTTGGCGAAACAACCTATTCTTCTCTGATTGGCAAGTTTGTCAATGATGCTAAACGTCAGATTGAAGATACATATACTTGGAATGTCTTAAATCAGACAGTAACAGTCACGACTGCTGCCAATACAAGTTCATACTCTTTAACTGGTACTGGTCAGAAGTTTCGCATTGCTGAAGCTCTTAATACTACAAGCAATATTGTCTTGAGCAACATTGCAGTTTCAGACATGAATCGCAAGTTAAGTTTTGGTACACCAGCTACAGGCATTCCTGCTGAATATTGCTTCAATGGCGCAGATTCTAGTGGCGATACAAAAGTTGATTTGTATCCTATTCCTTCTGGCATATTTACTTTAAAGTTTGAAGTAACCATTCCTCAAGCTAATTTGACTTCTGACAGCACTTCAGTCAAGGTTTTGGACTATTTGGTGACTCAGAGTGCATATGCTCGTGCTTTGATTGAGCGTGGTGAAGATGGTGGTACAAACTCTTCCGAGGCTTATGCTCTGTTTAAAGGAATGCTCTCTGACGCTATTGCGATGGAAAGCACTCGTTATCCTGAAGACAACTTTGTGGCGATCTAATGGCGGCACAACTACAAACATACAGTCTCTCAGCACCAGGCTTTTATGGCCTGAATACTGAAGATTCTCCCCTTGATTTAGGGGCGGGATTTGCTTTAGTTGCGACTAACTGCATCTTGGATCAGTATGGTCGTATTGGTGCTAGAAAAGGTTGGTCAAGGGTTAACTCTTCCTCTGGTGCTTTGGGTGCTAATGATGTTGGTGTTATCCATGAATTAGTCCAGACTGACGGAACTCTTACAGTTCTATTCGCTGGCAACAACAAGATATTTAAACTTGGTACTTCTAATGCAGTGACTGAGTTGACCTATGGTGGGGGGGGTACTGCTCCTACCATTACTGCAAATAATTGGCAAACTGCATCCTTAAATGGCATTGCTTACTTTTTCCAAACAGGTCACGATCCACTCATTTATGACCCCGCTATAAGTACAACTACTTATCGCAGAATATCTGAGAAGTCAGGGTATGTTGCTACTGTTCCACAAGCAAACATTGCTATTTCAGCATTTGGTCGCTTGTGGGTGGCTAATACTGCTACAGACAAAACAACCATTACTTTCTCTGATCTGATTGCTGGTCATGTGTGGGGGGGTGGTACTTCAGGCTCATTAGATGTCTCTCGTGTATGGCCTAATGGTGCTGATGAAGTGATGGGCTTGGCAGCTCACAATGATTTCTTGTTTATCTTTGGTAAACGACAGATTCTTGTCTATTCTGGTGCTTCTACACCCGCATCTCTTGTTCTGAGCGACACAGTAGGCTCTATTGGTTGCATAGCAAGGGATACCATACAAAGTATTGGCACTGACGTTGTTTTCTTGTCAGATTCAGGTGTTCGTTCACTGATGAGGACTATTCAAGAGAAATCTGCACCACTAAGAGACCTATCAAAGAATGTTCGTTTTGACTTGTCTTCTTCTCTGGCAAGCGAAACATTGGCTAATTTAAAGTCTGTTTACTCAGAAAAAGAAGCCTTTTATCTGCTTGTTTTGCCTGCATCTTTCCAAGTTTACTGCTTCGATACCAAACAAACACTGCAAGATGGTGCTTCCCGTGTAACCAAATGGGACTCTATTGCTCCTACTGCTTTGCGTTCTTTGCGTAATGGCGACTTGTACATCGGTAAAAATGGCTATATTGGCAAGTATGGTACTTATCTTGATGACACAGTAACGTACCGATTTGCGTACTACACGAATAATGCTGACTTGGGAAACCCTAACCAGATTTCTATTCTGAAGTCTGTGACTGCAATTGTGATTGGTGGATCAGACCAGTATTTGTCTATCAATTGGGGATTCGATTATTCTGGTGCTTATCGTGCTGAAAACATCTACATTCCTTCACAGACAAGTTATGAGTATGGTACTGCTGAATACAATATTGCCGAGTATACAAATGGAGTGCCAATTAAGACTCTTTCTGCCAATGCTTCAGGTGCGGGAAAGATTGTTCAAACAGGGTATGAAACAACCATTAAAGGTGTTTCTTTTTCATTGCAAAAGATTGAAATTCAAGCCAAAGATGGCAAAATGGGCTAAGAGGTAAATCATGTCAAATTACACCAAAACCACTAACTTTGCATCAAAAGATAATCTATCACCTGGCAATCCTTTAAAGATTGTCAAGGGTACTGAGATTGATACCGAGTTTAACAACATTCAAACTGCTGTTGGCACTAAAACAGACAATGCTTCTGCCAATATTACTGGTGGAACAATTACTGGCATCACAGATTTAGCGGTTGCTGATGGCGGTACTGGTGCTTCTACTGCTGCGGGTGCTTTGAACAACCTCTTGCCTAGCCAAACAAGTAATGCAAATAAGTATCTCCAAACTGATGGCACTAATGCAACATGGGATGCGGTAAGCCTTTCAACTTCCGATATTACTGGCACTTTACCTGTCGCTAATGGTGGTACTGGTGTAACTAGCTCAACTGGCATAGGTAATGTAGTGTTGTCAAACTCGCCAACACTTGTGACTCCCGCATTGGGAACTCCCGCTTCTGGTGTAGCTACAAACCTTACAGGTCTGCCAATCTCAACTGGCGTGAGTGGTTTGGGCACAGGTGTAGCTACTCTTTTGGCAACACCATCTAGTGCTAATTTAGCATCTGCGATTACTGATGAAACTGGTTCAGGCTCTTTAGTTTTTGCAACAAGCCCTACCCTAGTCACTCCAGTTCTAGGAACGCCCGCTAGTGCCACTTTAACTAATGCTACTGGCTTGCCTATCAGCACAGGTGTTTCTGGCCTTGGAACAGGCGTAGCAACCTTTTTAGGTACTCCATCAAGTGCTAACTTGCTTGCGGCTGTTTCTGATGAGACAGGTACAGGGGCTTTGGTATTTGCTACATCACCTACGTTGGTAACTCCTGCTTTGGGTACACCTTCTAGTGGTGTTGCAACCAACTTAACTGGATTACCCTTGTCAACAGGTGTGACAGGTATTCTGCCAGTTTTGAATGGCGGCACTGGAGTAACAACTTCAACAGGTTCTGGCAACAATGTTTTGTCAACAAGCCCAACACTTGTAACTCCTGCTTTAGGCACTCCATCTGCTTTGGTTGGAACTAATATTACTGGTACTGCTTCAGGTCTGACAGCGGGTAATGTAACAACTAACGCAAATCTTACTGGCGCAGTTACTTCTGTAGGTAATGCTACATCTCTTGGCTCATTTACTTCTGCTCAACTTTTGAGTGCTCTAACTGATGAAACTGGAACTGGTGCAAATGTATTTGCTACTTCTCCTACATTAGTCACTCCTATCCTTGGTACTCCAACAAGTGTCACATTGACCAATGCAACTGGTTTGCCATTGTCTACTGGAGTCACAGGTAATCTTCCTGTTAGCAACTTAAATAGTGGTACATCTGCTAGCGCATCTACTTTTTGGCGTGGTGACGGAACATGGGCAACTGCTGGAGGTAGCACATCACCTGGTGGCTCTACCACTCAAGTTCAATACAACAATGCAGGTGCATTTAGTGGCATTACTGGTGCTACAACTAACGGCACAGCATTGACTCTTGTTGCGCCTATTCTTGGAACTCCTGCAAGTGCTACTCTAACTAATGCCACAGGCTTACCTTTAAGCACAGGTGTTACTGGTACTTTGCCTATTGCAAATGGTGGTTCAGGACAAACTACTGCTACTGCGGCTTTCAATGCTTTAGCACCTAGCCAAACAAGTAATTCAGGCAAGTATTTAACTACTGATGGAACAAATACTTCTTGGACAACCGTAAGCGGCTCAAGCCAATGGACAACTACTGGTTCTGATATTTACTACAACACAGGTAAAGTTGGTATTGGTACAAGTTCACCCCTTGTGAATCTTCATGTTTCAACGGGTGGTTTACAGTACGGCTCTGCAAGTGATTATCTAAGATTACAGCAATTTAATACCAATGAATTTGGTTTTTTATGCGCCCCTTTAGGCAATTACAGTTTTAATTTCAACACTTCTACTGGTGGACTAAAAGTATTAAACACACTTGGCGTGGGCGATGCAACTCCATCAACAAGCGGTGCTGGTATCACATTCCCTGCAACTCAATCAGCATCATCAAACGCTAATACGCTAGATGACTATGAGGAAGGTACTTTTACGCCCAGCCTTGGAGGTAATACTACATACAGCGGTAGGTCAGGTAAATATACAAAAGTTGGAAATACAGTTTTTCTAGAATTTTATATTGAAGTTAATTCACTAGGAACTGGGTCAGCTTCAACTTTTGATGGATTACCATTTGCAAACGCTGGAATAGGTCATGGTTTTTCTTCTTATCAAGCAAATTTAAATGTTAGTGTTGTTAGTTTAAGTCCTAGAATATTAAACGGCTCATTAGGTTCTACATCAGTGCATTTCACTGGAAGAACAGCCGCAGCAGATATTACTAGCAACCAAAACATATACAAAAACACCACAGCCGTATATGGTAGCTTAGTAATGTTTGTTTAATTAACTACATTGGATTGATGTAGTCGGATACTTAACTTAAAAGGAAATTAAAATGTCTTTAACTAAAACTACAGTCGTTGACCAAATCACAGTCACAGAGAACGGCATCATCCTCTATCGTGAGGCAACAAGAATTATGGAAGATGGAAATCAACTTAGCCAAACCTACCATCGTTCAAGCCTTACACCCGCACAAGACTTAACAGGCATCCCTGCTAATGTTGTTGCAATCTGCAATACAGTCTGGACGGCTGAAGTTGTTGCTGATTATCAAGCGGCACTGGCTGCTGCTGAAGCGACTCAGAACGCATAAAGGAAATAGTCATGGCAACACAATCAGAAATCAACGCATCATTGGGGTTGCCTCCTGGTATCAATCCAGATGGTACTTGGAATGCTCAAGACTACTTGGCTCGTCATGTATCTGGACAAGTAGACACACAAGCTCAAGTAGATGCGGCTAATGCGGCTAATCCATATTCTGCTCAGAACATGGCTAAAGTTGATATAACAAGGCCAGGTCAATATGTGCAAGATGCAGAAGGAAACTATGTTGCTTTATCTGCAAATTCACCAGGCTTCAACATTAACAATCCAACAGCGTTAACATATCTTGGAGAGTTATCTGCTAAAGGTGGACAAGATTCCACATCACAAGCATTTAATGCAATTGCAACTCCTGCACAAAAGACTGAAGCCGCTAGATTGTGGTCTATTGAAAAAGCTCGTCTTGAAGAGATTGATAGGAAAGCAGCCTTGGCGGGTGGTGCAACAACTGGTTTGCTTAGTGGTCAATCATTGCAAACTGGTGTTCAAGCACAAACAGACGCAGGAACTACTCGACAAGCAATGGCGCAAACTATGGCAAATCCATCCGCAGTTCCTGCGGGTTTTATTGAAGGTCTAACTGCAATACCCAATGTAACTGACCAACAGATTGTGTCAGCCATGAAAAAAGCTAATGTTTCTCCAAAGAACTTAGCAGATGCTTTAGGAATTGGTGAGGGTGAAGTAGCGGCTCGTGTGGCTAGAACTGTTCCTTATGGAAGCACAGTTCAACTTGGCGACACTATTGTTCAACCTGTTTACCAAGTTACTGGTTCTGGTCAAGATCAGCAAATTGGTGCTATTGAGAATGTATTGACATACAGGGCGAGTGATAACAAGGCTGGTGGCGGTTACACGCAATACAACCCAGATGGAACATTCCAACGCTCTGGCACTCAGATGAAGGTCAATGCTACAAAAGACTTTGTTAAGTTTGCATTGACTGCGGGTGCTTTGTTTGGCGGTGCGGCTTTAGCGGGTCTTGGCCCTGCAGTGCAAACAGCAGGGCTTACTGCGGCTGAAGCGGCAGGACTAGGCTTAACTGCTACTGAGGCGGCAGGATTGGGATTTACTGCTGCTGAACTAACAGCGGCAGGTTACACTGCGGCAGATATTACTGCAGCTACTGCGGCTGGTGCGGTTACTGCGGGTGCTACTGCGGCTGAAACGGCTGCGGCTAAAGCAACTGCTGATGCGGCTGCTGCGGCTGCGGCTACTACTGCAACAGGTCTTACTGCCTCACAACTTGCTACTGCGGCTAAGTTGGGTTTAACTGCGGCTCAATTCTCTGGTTTGCTCACATCTGGTGGACAGACTATTGCGGGTCTAATGCAACAGCAGACTTCTAAAGAAGCGGCTGATAAAGCAAGGGCGATGATTGATACTGAGACTGCTGCGGCTAAAGCGGCAGCGGGTTTCCGTCCAGTAGGAATGACTACTCGTTTTGGTACTTCTGAGTTCAAGATTGATCCTGTAACGGGTCAATTAACAAGCGCAGGATATACAGCAAGCCCAGGTGTTTTAGAAGCGCAGAATCGTTTAGTTGCTTTGGGAAATCAAGGTTTGGCACAAGCTGAAGGTGCTCAAGCTCAATTTGCTCCTTTGCAAACAGGTGCTCAGAGTTTGTTTAACTTAGGTAATAAATATATTGCTCAATCTCCTGAAGATGTTGCTAAAAACTATCTAAGTCAGCAAATGGCTTTGCTACAACCTGGTCGTGAATTGGAATTAGCTAATCTACAAAACAAACTACAACAACAAGGTCGTGGTGGTTTGGCAGTTGCTCAAGGTGGTAATTTAGGTGCAACTACTCCTGAACTACAGGCTTTGTATAACGCTCGTGCTACTCAAGAAGCTCAGTTGGCGGCACAAGCTCAACAAGCAGGTCAACAACAAGTTGCATTTGGTGCGGGATTACTTGGCACTGGAGCACAAACTATGGGTCAGTATTACGCAGGTCAACAAGCTGCTTATGCGCCTTATACAACTGCATTGGGTCAATTTACAAACTTAGAACAATTGGCACAACAACCTTTGACAATGGCTGCTGGTCTTGCTCAACAAAGTGCTGCGGCAGGTGCAAATGTGGGTAAATTAGGCTTAACTGGTGCGGGTCAGAGCGTAGAGTTGGCAACAGGAAAAGCCGCTACTACTAACCCATATTCAACAGCATTAGCGGGTATAACTTCTAATCCATTGTTTGCTAAAGCACTAGAAAGTTTAACCCCATCTGAGGCTCAATCACTGTTTAGTCAGACTGCTTTAGGCCAATCAGGTTTTGGAACTGGTTTAGCTTATGGCAACCAAGACCTTGGCCTATTTTTATAAGGATTCATCATGGCTGACAATATCGTAGCGGGTTTATTTGGACTAAACCCACAAATGTATGGTGAACAACAACGTGTAAATGCACTACAAGAAGGTATTTCACTTGCCCAACTAGACCCCGCTTCTCGTGGTGCGGCTATGACGTATGCGGGTGCTAAAGGTCTTGGTGGTGCTATTGCCAATGCTTTGGGTGTACAAGACCCACAATTACAGATGATTAGTGCTAGAAGCGCAATTCTTCAACAAGTTGACCAAACTAATCCTGAATCACTTTTAAAAGGTGCTCAGATGTTGGCTCAATCAGGCGATCAGCAAGGTGCTATGGCTCTTGCAGAATATGCTCGTAAAGCACAAAGTGAAATGGCTTTAACACAACAACGTGTAGCGGAAAAGATGACTCCAGAACAACGAAATGCTTTGGCATTTGCTGGAAGTGTTGCTGAAAAAGGGACTCCTCAGTTTAATCAAGCTTATCAACAAACTTTAAGTCAATTGATAAGCAAAGAAAAACCTGAATTAACTTCTACAGAAATGAAAAATGCTGCAGCATTTGCATTACAGGCTGGCCCTGTAGGTTCTGCTGAATATAACAATGAATTTAGACTTCGTTTAGAACAACTCACAAGTAAAACTGATAAAGCTCCTCCTTCAATGGTGGGTGAATACCAATTTGCCAAAACTCCTGAAGGCGGTAATTTTAAAGGCTCTTACCAAGACTTTATTTTGGCTCGTGCTACAGCAAGTAGACCTCCTGGTCAACCAAGACCAGAACAACCACCTGTTGCGGTTATTGATCCTAAAACTGGAAAACAAATTCTTGTTTCTCGTGAAGAAGCATTGGCAGGTCGCATGACACCTGTATCTGGATTTGAAGGATTAGCTCCAAAAGAAATTCAGAATCGTGAAGCTAAATATCCACAAGCAACAATTGCACTGAAAACTTTTGAGACAAAATCAGAATCATTTGCCAAAGATTTGGAAACTCTTGCTAACCATCCTGGTTTATCTGGAATTAGCGGTTTAGTTTATGGTAGAACACCTCCAGTTACTAAAGAAGCAAGGCAAGCACAAGCACTTTACGACAGTATTGTTGCTAGAGGTGGATTTCAAGAACTACAAGACCTTCGATCATCTTCACCTACTGGTGGTGCTTTGGGTAATGTTTCTAATCAAGAAGGTCAGAATTTGCGTGATGCTTTTGCTCCTATCAACAGAACACAAGATACGGCTGATCTAAAAAGTACATTGCTAAAAACAGCTTCAACAGTTCGAGCCTCTAAAGATAGGCTTAAAGAGGCATACGATTTAACTTATGACTATAAAAAACAAGGTACTCAATCTGCTCCAACAAATATACCTCAAGCTGCTATTGATGCTTTAAATCGTGGTGTTGGAACTGATGCTCAATTTGATGCACAGTTTGGACAAGGTTCTGCAAAACGTGTGCGAGAAGGAAAATAAATGGCTACTAATCCATTTGCTGAGTTTGTTACTGAACCAGTGCAAGAAAATCCTTTTGCTAGTTTTGTAACGCAACAACCAAAACCTCAAGAATCTGATGAAACTGCTCGTTTGGCGGCACGATATCCTGCGCCATTATCAGAGCAAATACCTGGCTATGGTAAGCCTGTTCCTCCAACTAAAAATGAACAAAATTTAAGTTTAGGTCAATTGCTATATCGCAATATTGCTAAACCAGTAATTGCTCCAACAGTTGAAGCAATGGGCGCAGTTGGCGGTGGTTTGCTAGGAACACCAATGGGGCCAGCAGGCATTGTTGGTGGTGCAGGTCTAGGTTATGGAATGGCTAAAGAGGCTTTAAAGTTAGGTGATATATACCTTGGTGGAATGACTCCTGAAGAAGCGCAAACACAACCTGTTAAGAACATCCTAGAGGGTGCAACTTATGAGGCTGGTGGTCGTGCAGTTGCACAAGGTTTAAGTGCTGGAGTTGGTAAGTTAATGGATTTATCACAAGCATCAAAACAAAAAGCCGCTACTTTGGCTCAATTGTCTCTTGGTAAAGACCTTCCAGAAGTTCTTTCGGCTTTAAAAAGTGCTCCACCTAATGCAAGTGTTGCTGAAATTACAGCATCCTTTAATAATCCTAAATGGCAAGCCTTAATAAATGATGCACTGCAACAAGACCCACAATTCTTATTAAAAGTAAAAATGTTTAATGAAGATGAGTCTTTGAAGGCTTTGTCTAAGTTGGCTGGTGGTGAAAATGCGGCTGAAGTTCGTTCTGTCGCTGAGAGAGCTAAAAATGCATTAAATGCTGTTACAACACCATCAAGAGAAACCGCATTAAATCGTGCAAATCTTGGTAAAGCTGTTGCCGAATATGAAGCAAAAGCTGGTCAATTATCAGCAGATGCTGCGGCTAAAGTTGCTGATGTTCGCAGATTGATTGAGGCTGGAGACTTGGCAGAAGCAGCAGGTCGTCTTGAGCTAATTAAGAAGGGAATTCCTGTTGGCTTTACAAGGTATACCTACAAAGGTGATCTTGCTCAGATGGCTGATAATTGGGCATCTAAGGCGGCAGATGCCTCTTTAGACTTAGGTCAGGGAGCTAGATTTGCACAAGGTGCGGCAGATGCTTTACGTTCTGTTGGAATAAAACCAGTCGAGGGTTTAGCTTTATCACAAAGAATTTCATCTATTGCTAACAATCCAAAGTTCGCTGGTGATGATGTACTTGTTGGTGTTGTTAAAAATGTTGCTGATGATATTGCTAAATGGACAAACAGCGGAGGAATTGTAGACATTGTAGCTTTGGATGCAATTCGTAAAAACTCTGTTAATGCGGCTATTCAAAAACTAAGACCAGGTATTGATGCAACATCACAAAGAAATCTTGCATCTAAAGTTCTTGGAAATATTAGACCACTGATTGTTGATGCAATTGAAGAGGCTGGTGGTGTTGGTTATCGTCAATATCTTGCTGATTACACAAAAGGCATGGAAAAGATTGCCGAGCGTAAACTTACAGGTGAAGCATTTAAACTTTGGAAAACAAACAAAGATGGGTTTGTACGTTTAGTCCAGAATGAGTCACCTGAAGAAGTTGAGAAAATTCTTGGGCCAGGTAAATACAACATTGCGGCTGAATTGGCAGACTCAAGTTTATCTGTATTGCGTGATGAAGCGCAAAAGCAATTAACTAAAGTAGCTGTAAAAGAACAAGCAAGTGCAGGACAAGCAGCTCTTGCGCAACTACTAAAACAACAAACTTCTTTTATAAGATTGCCATCGTATTTAAACGTATTTGCTTCATCAGCTAATAAAGTGATTAGTGAGTTAGAAAAAGCTGTTGGCACAAAGACTTTACAAACTTTGACAGAATCCATGAAGACACCTCAAGGTGCGGCTGATTTGCTATCAACATTGCCAGCTGCAGAACGTAATCAAGTATTGAAACTATTAGGCGACCCAAGCCAATGGAGTCCAACTATTAGTTCTTCATCAATATTTGGTTTTAAGGGTGCTTTTCAATCAGATCAGCAATGAGAGACTTTGCCGAAGCATTTGTTGCGGTAGTCTGTATCACTTGCTTTGTTGTCTTTTGTAGTTACATCATTGTTTGGGCGTATCCGTGAGATGGCTATTACTAATTCCATTTGTTCTGTTAGTAAATGCTAAGTCTCCATGCACAATTACAGAATTTTATGGGATTAGTTCACTTGGTGATCCAAGTCTTAGACACTCACAGTTGTCTATGTGGTTGTCAATAAATGGAGATAATTGTTCATCTGATAAATTGGTGGTTATTTGGAATAATCTAGCAATGTGGGCTGGTACTGCTGATAGCTCTGAATTAAGAGGAAAGATTCTTTACTTTTATTCTAAGGCTACAGAAAGGGAAAAGAAATGATCCCGCCAATATACAAATGGTATCCAATGGTGCAACCAGAAGGCTATCCAACTAAAACAGATGCGTTAGAACGTAGGGCAGAACGATTGACTGAAGAGTACAAGCAATCCCTAAAGATGAAGAAGGTAGAAGACAAAATTGATGATCTTGAGTTTCAGTTATACGTGAAAAAAGCAGAACGCAATCAATTAAGTCTTGAGATTTTTACTAACCGAAAATTGGACATATTTATATGAATGAAAATACTGATGTAGTAGGTAAGTTGACTTACTCTGTAACCCTAATGGTAGCCTCCACTCTTTGCTTATCAGTGTTGGGAATGGTTGTGGCTTTTCTTTTAGGCTTATGGGCCAAGGAAGTCGATAATGCAGAAATCTTTGCCATGCTTCACCCTGCTTTCCAAACCATCATTGGTGGCTTTATTGGCCTTTTAGCGGGTGTCAAACTTTCCCATGGTGATAGTCACCATAAATGCAAACATTGTGGAGAATAAGTATGCTTGATATTCTTAGTGGCGGTTTACTAGGCTCAATCTTTGGTGGAATCTTTAGGATGGCCCCTGAAGTCCTTAAATGGATGGACAAGAAGAATGAGCGTGAGCATGAACTCAATATGTTCAAGTTCCAATGCGACTTGGAGGCTCAACGTGGTCAACAGAAACTCGCAGAAATAGGCGCACAAAGAGAAGCGGCAATAGACACAGGCGTGATGAGTGCCTTCCAATCAGCTATAGAACAGCAAGCAACGATGGTTAAAGCAGCAGGTGGATGGGTAGCCTCACTTTCTGCTTCTGTCCGTCCAGTAGTAACATATTGGGTACTATTCGTTTGGTCATTTATCCATGTTTGGTTTGCTTGGAACGCATGGTTAGGTGGTGCTCCCGCTACCGAAGTGTTTAAAACGATGATGACACCTGATTTTTCTGCATTGCTATCAGGAACAATCAACTATTGGTTTCTTGATAGAACTCTGTCTAAGCGTGGGTTATGAACTTAGAACTGGCAGCAGAACTATGTAAAAGGTTCGAGGGCTTTCGTTCTAAGCCATACCTTTGCCCTGCTAACGTAGCCACAATAGGCTATGGGTCTACTTACTATGCTGACAAACGTAAAGTGACTTTAGAAGACCCTCCAATGACTCAGGAAGAGGCTAACCACCTCCTAATGATTGAGTTGGAGCATACATACTTGCCAGGTGTTCTAAGAAACTGTCCGATTCTTGCAACAGATGTAAAAAAATGTAATGCCATTGTTGACTTCGTTTACAACCTTGGAATTGGCAGACTACAAACCTCTACTCTCAAGCGAAAAATCAATGCTTCTGATTGGGAAGGTGCTCAAGAACAACTCATGTTGTGGACTAAAGGTGGCGGTAAAGTGTTGCCTGGTCTACTCAAAAGACGGGTTGCTGAGTGTTCCTTGTTAAACTAAACTGTAACAAATATCCTTTAAGGTGTTGTAATGCCTAACATTCCTACACCGCAAGATGTCGTTTTATTTGCACAAAGTGTCAAAAAGTGGCAACAAGTGCTTAGTCTTGGTGATTGGCGTATAGAGAAGGGAAGCAAACCCGCAAAGGCTGCTATGGCTTCTGTGGAGTTCAATGCTTCTGCTCGATTGGCTACTTATAGGTTAGGAGACTTTGGTGCTGAGAAGATTACGCCAGAGTCTCTGGATCAGACTGCTTTACACGAGTTACTTCATGTGTTTTTGCACGATTTAATGACTGTGGCGCAAGACCCTAAATCATCACAAGATGAAGTGGAGATGCAAGAGCATAGAGTCATCAATCTGCTAGAAAAGTTACTTTCAAGGGATTCCAATGGGTTCACATAACGAGACTTGTACGGATATGGAGTTCATCCAACTATGGGAGAAACTTCAGTCTGCTACAGAAATAGCCAAACACCTTGGAATTCCCAATAGAGCAGTTCATTTGCGTAGAAGGTGGATTGAGGAAAACCATAAGATTACCTTAATAGCAAAAGACCATCGTGGTGCTAACTATGCCGTTAACAGACCCAAATCCTTCTCTCCTTTAAGACAAGTAAAACTCGGGATGTTAGATTCATGTGTGATTGTGTTCTCAGATGCCCACTTTATTCCAAGTCAACGCACAACAGCCTTTAAAGGGCTTCTATGGGCTATCCAAGAGTTTAAGCCTCATGCGGTGATATGTAACGGAGATGCGTTTGATGGTGCGTCTATATCTCGCCATGATATAACTGACCTCCCTCAGACTTCTGTCATCCAAGAGTTAAAGGCTTGTCAGGGTGCATTGGGTGAGATTGAGGAAGTCGCTAAAGCAGCGAGGCACAATGTAAAGCTCCTGTTTACATGGGGCAATCACGATATTAGGTTTGGCAACAGATTGGCGCAACACGCACCACAATTTAAAGAAGTTCAGGGCTTTAAGCTAACAGACCATATCCCAGATTGGGACTTCTGTTGGGCAGTGTGGCCTACTGAGCAAGTCATCATCAAACACCGATACAAAGGTGGAATCCATGCCACACATAACAATACTGTAAACGCTGGTGTCTCAGTGGTGACGGGTCATCTGCACTCTTTGAAAGTCACGCCATTTAGCGACTACAACGGATGTAGATACGGAGTAGATACGGGAACTTTGGCTGAGACTGATGGGCCACAATTTACTTATGCTGAGATAAATCCAAGTAACCATAGGTCAGGCTTTGCGGTGTTAAACTTCTTCAATGGTCAGCTTTTATGGCCTGAACTCGTCCATAAATTTGATGAAGACCAAATTCAGTTCCGTGGAGAAGTCATTGATGTAGGTGCGTTTTGAGTGCCTGGTTAATCATCTTAACGGGCGCAATCTATGCCTACATTGCGGGTGAGCAGTTATTAAAAGAAAACCCGCATATGGCGATTGTCTATGCGGGTTATGCTTTTTCAAATGTTGGGCTTTATCTGTTGGCTAAGTAACTTCCTTCTGGAACACTCCGTTAGGCAATAGTATCCCCTTGCGATTCTTAATCTGATCGTACGCAACTTCCATGCAGTCTACCAGATTGATATCTTGCAAAGCGCAGTAGTTAATAAGGCAGACCATGACATCACCAACAGAATCCACAATAGCTTCTCTGTCTTTTTTAATCGTGGCATCTGCTAGTTC